AGCTATCCAGCCCGTAAAAAGGATGATGGAACCTGGTGGAAGCACGTTTGGGGCAGCGACAAGTTCAACGCTACTATTTTGAAGAAAGCGCAACAAGCACAGCCAGCGGCAAAACCCAAGGCTAGGCCAATCATGGATGATGAAGACCTTCCGTTCTGATGTTTGGGGGATACTGTTGAATTTCGGGTTAGCGCCGAAACGCTCATTCCAATAAGGATGTTTCATAAACACTGCTTTATGTGAATCAACAGTATCCCCACCCTCAAAATGAAAACACTACTAAACGTAAACACTGGTGAACTTCTGATGGAGACTAAATCTTCATGGATTTCGTCTGTTGGGGATGTGTTTGTTAAGGTCGGCAACGGCTTTATGACCCCCAAAGGCGATCTTGTCCAACAAGTCGGAACCGACTTTTCCAACACGACAAACTTAGATTTTTTTACAAGGATTGACCATGACAACGTATGCTGACATTGAAATGAAAATTGTGCAATGGGCAGAAGCCCGCAAGATCATTCCCAACAGTACACCAGCAACCCAGCTACTCAAAGCAGTTAGCGAAATGGGTGAACTGGCAGATGCCACCATCAAGAACCATGAAGACGAAATCATTGACGCTGTAGGCGATGTAATGGTCTGTCTGGTGGTCTATTGCGCTCTACGAGACATTAACCTAGTGTCTTGCATGGAAGTGGCATACGACCAGATCAAGAACCGCAAAGGCATCTTGCTGCCTAACGGAGTGTTCGTCAAAGAATAAGTTTAGGGGGGAAAGCGGCTGCTGGAGGTAGGTGCTGTCTAAAGGGCATATCAAGAACAGCGCAGCGAGTACCCCCGCCATTAAAAATATGAAAGCTACCTACGATATGTTTATTCGCGCACTGACATTCCTGGGAATGTTTGCAACTTTAATGTTTCTATTGGGCTATACATACGCATCTATTCCGATTGTTATGTCTAAGACCTGCACACCATCTTTTATTGACAGGATTCTGAAATGAAAACTTGGCCTTTCCCACCTTTCCCAAGACCAATTCCGGCAAAAACACCGCCAGTTAAATTTAACCCTGATAACTTTGAAGATGCACCATATTATGCGAGTTAACCCAGAAACAACATTGGGAGCATTTCCTTTGGTACATGGCGATAAAGTTTCAAAGAGTCATATTGCCGGTAATTATGTCAAACGAGAACGTGATCCTAATGAAGCATTACCGCCAAGCATGAACTTGTGGAAACGTCCTGTGTACAAGCCAGAGCAAGGTTATGTACGCGCAGGTGGTAACAACTTTTTGTCAATCAAAAGCAGGGGGTTTTAATGACTGGATTTGCAAGCAAGCGACAAGCAGCTTGGGATAAATTTTCTGATCCTTGGAATGGAGTTGGATTGTGGAAAGAGATTGAAAATACATTGATTCAACCAACAAAATACACCACCGAAACTACATATAAGGCCGTTGGATATTGGGTGTTGTATAAGGAAGCAACCATCAAAACAAGATTTGGGGTGTGCTACAAGCCAACCAAAGATCAGATCAGAAACACCGAGCTTTTGCTAGGATGGGCATGGGAGGACGCATGACCGACTACCTAGCTGGTGGACAAGAGTATCTATATCCATTTGCAGGTGATCCATATCCTCCTTTAGACACAAAAGTTCTTGTGTTAACCAAGGGTGGGATATGTACCGTTGGATATTGGGGAGCAAATTGGTGCCAAGCATGGCTTCCATTGCCAAAACGTAATAAAAAGAAAGAAGAGCTAAGTGAAAAAACCAGGATGGGCGCAATACATTCGCAAATTGTTGCGTGAAGAAATTGACGGTTTAACAATATCAGAAATATGTCAATTGCTAGATGCAAGTACAGATTCAATTCATTACGCAATAAAACAAATGCCAGATGCTTATATTGACCGATGGACAAGACCAAGTAAATACAGACAAACTGAATCTATTTGGTGTGTAGTAGTGCCACCAGAAAACTGCCCTAAACCAGAAGGAAAAAATGAAATATAGATGGAATACTCATATTCGCAAGCTAATGCGCGAACAGGAATCGCTTGATGGGTATACCACCAATCAAGTCACAGCATTGTTAAAAGCACCTAAAAAGTCTATTTATGCAGCGCTAAGAAAGATGCCAGACACTTACATTGACCGCTGGACTGAATGCCTCAGATCAGAGCCATCAGAGGCTGTCTGGTGCATCATTATTCCGCCTACAGATTGCCCACGACCTAGAAAGAAGAAACCATGATGATGCCAGTAGGAACAGAGTTAAAAGTATGTAATGACATTGCCATGAGGCAAGCACTAGGACTGAAGAAGTACGGTACTACCGTATCAGAAAACCCCCTAGAATTGCGCGAATGGCTGCAACACGCCTATGAAGAATGCCTTGACCAGGCTATTTATCTACGTCGAGCAATGGAGGAAATGGATGGGCCAGAACGACTTACCTAACTTTGCTGCATGGAGCAATAAGAACCTTGCAGACTTTGCTGTAGAAGCTTACATCCGTATGCAAGAACAGCAAGACGCAATAGAAGAATTGCGAAACGATCTTAAATTTGCTATGTCGGAGTTACGCAAAGGTGCTATTTTGGAACACAAAGATGGTTACAAAATGGTAGTGAAAAATGTGTAAGATGATGTCACAGCGGTTTGCTGTGGTTAAACTTTGGAGAATGTTATGTTATTTCTTGTGAATTATGAGCTGATTAAAATGGTTGAACTTGCAGCTTTGTTTTTTGGTTTTGAACCAGCCACGGAGGAAGATATGGATGATTTTGACGCCTTCATGGATTCGTTTGAAGAAGACGAAGAGTACGTTTATGACGAAGAAGCAGAGTGCTACTGCTGGTACGACGAAGAGTACGATGCTTGGTACTGGCTGGACGAAGAGTCTGGCGAGTGGCTCCTGGTAGAAGACGAAGAAGAGGCAGAAGAAGCCTAAATTGGGTACGATCCTACCCAACAAGGGGGCTTAGGCCCCCTTCTTTTTTATAGACCGCTAACATCTATCACTTCACCACGGAATTCGATCTTTCCGTCTTCCCATTTGTGGACAAGTTCAGGCCAAAGCAACTTTCCATCTTTAATCGTCAGTACAGCAAACCCTGAACGGTGGTTCAACGGATTGCCTTCACCGTATTCAAATTGTGGGCCATAAGGTTCAGCAAGAGTGCCAGTATCTACGCCAAAACGGTTGCCGTTGTAGTCTGCGTAAGGCGTAACCTTCAAGCTGTGCAAATGACCCGTTACGATGCTTTTACCAGCCCCTACAGTGTTGTTATGAGCAGCGTGAATGCCACTCTTGTAGCGATGCTTGATGATTATGTCATCGGTAGCCCAAGTAAGCATACAGAACTGCCAGTCTGTGAAGTGGTCTGACAGCTTAAATCCAGGTGTATTCACATATTGAGGTGCATTTGCTGCCAATCGCATCTCAAAACGAGCATCATGGTTGCCCATTGTCCAAATCAGCTTTGCGTTATGTCGAGCTTTCTTAGTAGCTTCCGACACTTCACCAAGCATTTCTTGGCAAGTATGCAGCTCTTCAATCAGACTTGGTGTACGAGCCCAACCCAAAGGTGGATGGCGAGACACAGATGCACCGTCAAAAGCATCGCCATTGCAAATAACTGCTTTCGGCTGTAGCTTTTCAATCGCCCACAATAAGCCTTGAAAAGCAGTAGTCCGTATCCCAGGCCAGAAATGAGCGTCAGAAAAAACAATAACTGTGCCATTTTCAATTCCAAGTTCAGATTTGGGTGCAGGGGGAGCCCAAGTTTTGATTTCTTTATGGGTATCAAGGTTCATATTGTGCTTCTCTGCCAGACGATCTCTGCGTCGATAAACATTACGAAGATTTGTACCCATCGTTTTTGCCATCTTGGAAGGCGATTTATGGGTGTTCCAAAGTTCAAGAAACTCTTGGTCATTCAATTTCATTGCATTACCCTTTGTTCAAACTTTCCGAACGTAACATATTTTTGTTACGCAACCATTTCCAAAGATGTTGCCTGAACAGAAGCAACACGAGTTGTCCAGCCTTTGCCAAAAGTTCCAAAAGTAGGAAGGCTTTGCAGAAAAGCCAAACGCTTTGCACCGTAAGCCGCAATCAGTTCGTTAACGTCATGGGCCGCTACAGCAGCCAAAGTGCCTTTGCCAATAGAACCATCAGCCGTAACGCCTACAACCTCTTGTAGCCACTTTGCAGCCCTTCCTGGGCCACTGTTAATGGCAACATCAAACACAGCGTAGTCAAGTCCATCAGGAAGATCGTCACCAGAGACTTGATCCCAGTATTTGCGCTTGTACAAAGGAGCTACATCGTCTGGTGTTAAGGCTCGCATATCTGCTTCAGATACAGGGTGACCAACAAAAGCTTCCCATACAGCTTTGGTGCAGCCCAAATTAGTCATCCCACCTGGGTCTGCTGGATTGTTTACAAATCCGCCTTCTGATTTAAGAACATTAGCTAGACAAGTTTCAAAGTTTGAGTTCATTGCGATGGTGTAGATTGGTGAAGAAGAGCGTCTTTGTTTTGGCTAGAAGCAGATGAGCCAAAATAGAAACTAACGATGCCAGTCCAGGCTGTGCCAAGCGAACCTAGCATGATGTCAATTTGTGGTGCGTGTTGAATCTGACCATACATCAAGCCAAACAAAATTCCAAAGAAGCCGCCAGTCACTCCAATAGCTAACACCGGCGGGATGTAAGAACGGGTAATGGCCTGCATATCACGCGCAGACTTGCGGTCATCATTTGCCAGCTTTGCGAAGTCCAAGTTCATGGCCTGGGCTTGCTTTTTAAGTTCCAGTTCGGCTTGCTGGAGCGCGGCTACCTGCGTGGCGTCAAGTTTGTTATTGCTAATGACGTTTTGCACTTCTTCTGGTGTGCAGCCGATAGCCTTGCTGACAGCGGACACCGCCATACCTGCAAGCGGGCCACCCAGCGCCGTGGCAATCGTAGGGGCAATTTGTGCGAGCCAATCCATGTTATTTCCTCATAAAGTCTGCGTATTCCATCGTGCCCCAGGCCAGCAAAGTAATAAGCAAAGCACCGGCAACAATCGCCAGCACCATTTCTACAACTTCTTCCATTTCTTTTTTGCGCTTTGATTTAGCTTTTTCCATAGCTATTTCCTCTGATTTGTTTTCAGCCACGATTCGGTTTCTTTCTCGTAAGAAATCCATCCACAAATTTGTTTTACCCCTGCGCATAAATGACAACTTAAGTTCTTCTTCAGCTTGTTGTAGCTCTTCAGCAATCTGAATAAACTCTAAAGCCTGTGAGTTGACAGACTTTAATGGATTTTTTGAAGGCTTGGCCTTCTCTTTCATTACTGCATCTTTAACGTCAAACAATTCATGGTACAGATTAGATGCATCTTTACCCAAAGCAATTGCTTGTTTAACCCCTGCTATTGTGGCTCTTGCAGTCGCAATCAGGGTTATTGGGTCAATCATTTGTCTTGCTTGCCGTCTAGCTTGTCAAATATCTTGTTCAACATATCTTTAATGTCGCGCATATCTGAGCGGTAATCATCTTTTCCAACGTAAGACTTTGGCAAGTCCTCACGAAGTTTAGACAGGTCTGATTTCAATTCTTTGACAGCAGACCACATTTCACGGGCAAACCAGCCCATCACGGAAAGACCAGCACCTAAAACCGCATCAATTATTTGTTGAGTTTCCATGATTGTTACCGAGCAGGAGGGGGAACACCTTGCATACCGCGACCAGCCCCTATTTTAGTTGCTTGTTGTGCATCTTGTAATTTCTTGCCCAATGACTTCAATTCTTCTGGGCTTTCGCCAAGTTCTTTGGAGTAGCTGGCTAATTGAGTGGCAAGTGCAGCCTTTGGCAGTACGTTGGCAATTATTTGACCTGTTGCGTTTTGTCCAAAATTAGACCAATCGCCAGTTTTCTTTGCTTCCTTGTAATCTGAGACAAGGCCAGCAACACCTAAAGCATTGATTCCAGCATTAGCCATGCCGCCAATGGATGCGTTTCCTTTAATGTAATCAGGAATGTATTTTGGTTTACCAAAGTCACCGCCAGATTTGGCTTGAATTGTTTCTCTAGTAGGTGGATATCGAGTTGCAGAATAATCCGATTCCACTTGTTTGTATGGAACATTTATCTTTCCATATTGCTCTTCATAGGCAATAGGCGCTCTTTCTGGCCCAAGATTGTTATGCAACCAGTTATAGCCACCTGAGCCAATAAATGGTTCACCAGTAGCCGGATTGATTCCTTTGGGCTTTGTGTAGTTTTCACGCATTCCAGGCATACCTTCAACAGGCGCAGGATTATTGGCAATAGTAGCCAATGAACCACGAGCAGCACGAGGTGGTGCTACGCCTTCTTTAGGTGCTTCTTTGGTAAGTTCTACAGCCTTTTCAACAGGAGTTGCAACAGGATTGGTTACAACTTCTGCTGGAGTAGGCGAAGCAGGTAAAGATGGTGTTGTAGAAGTTTGAGTAACAGTAGGAGTTGTCGTTTGGACAGGCTCAGAAGGCAATCCAAATTTTGCTTTTAATTCTTCTAAAGTTGGAGCAACTTGTTTTGCTTCTTGAACAGGTTGAGAATTGTCAAAAGACGGTTCCATTTGAGTAGGTCGATTTGAAACATCTAATTGAGGTTCAATTTTTTGACTATCAATTTTGTCTTTTAATGAATTAAAAACTTTTTTATCATTAGTTGATGTTGATAAAGGTTCAGATGGATTAGTATATTTATCATAGGCTGCTTTTGCAGCAAGCAAGGCAGCAGCAGTTCCAGCACCAATAACAACAGGCTTTACCCAATCACCAGCAGGTGCTGTTTGAACTTCTTGTTTTGTTGGTTCAGATGTAAGAGGTACAACTCCAGCATTTTCTCTGGAAATTACCGAGTTAATTTCATCCTCAGTTAATTTTCCTTGAGCCTCTTTACGAAAACCTTGCGCATCAAAAGCCATGATTATTTCCTAAATTTAGCAGCCAATCCCTCAATCATATCTTGACGATTAGCGGTGGCAGATGGAGCAACAGGAGCATTTTGTGAAGTTGCATTAGAAAGAACTGGAGGTTTTACACCCGCAACAGCAGATTGACCAACAGTGGTTGGGCTTTTTACATAGCCTTCCATTTGTTGTTTAATTTTCCAGCTTTCATCTTCATAAGTACGCATTAACTTTTGATAGTTATCAGTTCTAATAAAAGCATTTTCCAATTCACCAGGCTGTGGAATTTGACCATGTTTTTTCATTAATTCAATTTGCTGTTTTCTCCATCCGGCATATTCTTCCATTGCCGCTGCATTAAATTGAGTCAATACATTTTGACCAGCACCAAGAGAAAAAGCATCAAAAACACCAGGAGTAGCAGGATTGATTAAAAAAGATGGAGTTCCATGATTTTTAATCATTTCAGACATTTTTCCCTCAATGCGGGAGTTATTTAACAAAATTTGATCAAATGCTTTTTGTTGGTCAAAACTCATGTTTCCATAAAGACCGGACTTAATTGCATCATTTTTTGTTTGAGTAAAGTTTTGTTCAAAATTATGATTAGAACTGTAAGTTTTTTGCAATTGATCAAGACTGGCTTTATCAACTTTTACATTTTTAGAATCTGTAACAGAACCATCTGCACCAATGTTAAGTCCAAGAGCATCTGCCGCTGCTTTTGCTGCCGCTTTTTGGCTGTTATCCATGCCAACACCACGCGACCTAGTAAATTGGTCTAATGCATTAAAGCCATTGTTTAGACTTTGAGAGTCACCAAGTTGTCGAGAAGTAAACGAAGCAATTTGAGTTTTTAATGCAGGATCAAGATTTGACTGCATTAAATTTTGATGAAGAGCTGTGTTTTCAGCGGCAAGCCAGCGAATAGCTGGAGCAGAAGCCCCATAAGCCATTGCTTGATCGTTAGCTTTATTTGCCACATCAACATTAAAAGCTTGCATACTTTTTGCAGCAATTCTTCCTAATGTTTGCTCACGATCAATAATTCCACCACCACGAGCTTGATATTGCTCTGGCGTTAATTGTTGACCAGTACCAACATCTTTAACGCTTAAACGCTTTCCAAGTTCATTGCGAACCTCTTCAAGTTGGCGTCCTTGATCGTCATAAGTAATTACAGTTTTAGGAGTTCCTCCGGTAATAAATAAACGAGCATCAGGATTGCCCATTAATTTTTCACCAATTGCACGAAGCCATTGAGGTTTATCAGATTGATCTTCAAAAACATTTGCAGCAGCAATACGACCTTGCTCTGTATTTAAGCCGCCTTTTGCTTCAATTGGCGCAGTTAATTCAGATAATCTAGTGTCGTTTTGCACCATAATTTTGTGTGCGGTGTCTGCAAGAGGTTCAAGATTAGTTCCTTTTGCATTTTGTGCAACGGTAGACATTAAGCTGGGATCACCAGATTGAACAGCTTCTACATAAGAATCATGCAAATCTGGCTTTGGCAAGCTTACAGAAGGATCAACAGTTGGAATAGGAGCAACGCCTACAGGTTGAGATGTATCCGTTGAATCAACAGGAGGGGCAACAGGTGCAATAGTTTCCATGTTATTTATTTCCAAAAGTTGGAAGATGAGAAAACAAATTCTTAAAATTTTGGCTAAATTCAGCTTGAGAATTTTGATCGTTATTTTGCATTGTCATTCCAGGCTGAGAGGGCTGCATTGCATCATTTGTGGACGACAAAGGAGGAATTGCTTGCTGCGGTTGATTTGGAATGCTTGGTTTTTGTCCAGTCAAAATAGAATTTACTTGGGGTGGAACACCCAACTGAGAAAGTACTGAGCCAAGAATAAATTGGCCTATTCCTTTTCCTTCTCCAGTTGTTCCTGCAAAATAATTGTCTTGTCCAAACTGGCCCAAACCAGCGTTTCCAAATGCAGCCATATAAATCCTTACAGTTTGAATCCACTGCTTTTACTGGAGCCAGTTTGAGTAGAACCTTGGGTTCCTGCAAAGTTAGGCGTAGTAGAAGCTTGGGGAGTTCCATAAATGATGGAAGCATATTTAGCGTATGCGTCTTGAGGCGCACCAGCATAACCAATCTGTGCAGCAGCCCCTTGATTGGCAGCATTCAAACTAGACTGACCTGAATTAAGCAAAGCGCCAGCAGCAGCAGCACGGTTCTGTTCAACACCAGCCATTGCATTGGCAGCAGCAGTTGATTGACGTTGAGAATTAAGGCTTTCCAAGTTCTGAGAGGCCAAAGCAGCACGAGCAGAACCAAGGTTTCCAGCAGCACCCATTGCAGCATTGTTTTGCCCATAAGATTCACGGGCAGCTTCATTGCCAGCCTGCAATGCACCTTGCACTTGTTGCTGTTCATATTGAGGCCCAAACAATGAAGCAAGACCAGCAGCACCACCCAACAAAGATGCAGAACCTACGCCTTGTTGCAATGCACTTGTTTGACCAGCAACATTGGATGCGTTTGTAGCGGCATTGGCTACATTGCCAGCGGCTTGGTTATAAACATTTTGTCCACCAGAAATAGTATTCTGGTATGCAGGGAATGCTGTGTTTGTCAAAAAGTCAGTCTGAGCCCCAAGCAGCTTTGATTGCTCTGGAGTTAGAGTTGCTTGTGTTGACTGATTACCGGATGATTTGCCTCCGCCCATAACTATGCTCCTTTGCCCTTACCACCCATTTGTGCTTTAGGCTGTTGATTGCTTGAATTATCCCACGAACTAATAGTATTGGGATAGGGATTTGGTTGACCCATTTGTGCCTGACCAGAAGTGGCAGACATTGTGGTGTTGTTAGGAATAGCTTGATCCGTTTGATCTGCATTTGATTGTTGCATACCAATTGGAGCAAAAGATGAAGATGCGCCTTTACCACCACCTTTGCCACCGATTTGCGGTTGTTGGGCAGATTGATTGGTGGGGTTCTGTGGAACTGTTGGTGTGGGCATTCCCATGATTTATCCTTGAGGCGGTGTAGGCCAGATTATATTAAATGGATCAGTCTGGCTTGTAATATCTCGCAATGATTGTCGATATGCTGCCCATGCTGATTTTGTAGAAATTTCTACATCGGGAAGTTGCGTCCAATCGCATGAAGCAAGCAATACATCTCTTTGGTTTCTTACAACAACCCATTGAGTTTCATCTGTTCTAGGGTCATACCATTGTTTTGTATCGTAATTAAATATGCAGTATTTATTTGGAGCATCAGGAATTGCTATTGCTTCATTATTACTAATGTAATATTTAGAATCATCATATTGACCTTCAATGTAAGTGCAAATTGATGGGTCATATTGCAAAACTAAATTTTCTTTTGTGCAATAAACTATTTTAATAATTTGTCCATTGGAAATTTTGTAGATAGAAAATATCATCTTTTTACCTCTAAACACATAATGCTAATATTATTAAAACTATTTGAGTTATCTCCACCTTGGCTGTAAAAATATAAAGAATAAGTTTGATTTCCAGAAGATGGGGTATCTGTAATGTTTGCAGCAAATGACCCCAAATAATTGCCAAAAGAATCTTGAGGGCCAAAAAGTCCTTGTCCAGTATAAAGAACTGTTGATCCTCTTCTTATTTGGAAAATAATAGTTGATGGAAAATACGTTGAATTTGCAGAATAAGAAACGCTGGTTGTAATAAATATTGGATTGCCAGTTGCTGAAACTGTTATTGATTGAATAATATTTCCAGGAGAAACGGTTACTGAAGAAGAAGTAAACACCGAACTTGGTATGGTTACTGCTTGACCAGCAATTTGTAATGTATTTACAGCAGCATTTCCAATCTTTGCATTGGTAATTTGTGCATCACCAATGTATGCAGTTCCAATAGCAGCACTAGACATATAAGTGCTAATGTTGGATGAGGTAATTTTGTTGTTTGTAGTGATGGCTGTAACAGAACCTGATCCAGCTCCACCAAGACTAATTACACCAGAAGATTCACCAATAGTCACATTAGAATTAAGCCATCCTGATGAAGGAATAATATTTGCAGCAGCAAGATTTGTTCCCGCACCAAATAAAACAGTTCCAGAACCATCTTTAATTGTAAGATTGTTAGAGTTAATATTTGATGCAGTTACTGTATTTGCTGCAATCTGTGTTCCTGTAATTGTCGCAGCAGAAATATTAGATGCTGTAATTGTTGATGCAGCAATATTTGTTCCTGTGATTGTATTAGCAGCAATTTTGTCACCAGTAATTGTGTTTTGAACAATTAAACTTCCGGTGATGTAGGTATTAAATAATACCCAAGAGGTTACATAACGATAGATGGTTGCGTTGTTGTAGTTGTTATAGCTAACAGTAACAATATCTCCAGCTACAGGATTCCTGCCAAGCAAAGCATAAACTTCTGCATTGGTTGGGGCAGAGCTATCATTTGCAACACGAGTTATTACAAAGGTAGCTGCACCGTTAGAACCATTAGAACCATTAGAACCAGCAGCACCATTGGTTCCACTTGCACCAATAGCATAAGCAGTAGATGTTGTCCAAGTAAGCGTACTGGTAGATGTAGTTAATTGATCTGCATAGCTAATAGAACAGGCATATAACGTGTAACCAGGTGTACTGGCTCCAGGCAATAAGCTCCAGCCATTAGGGGTTCCAGGCGCTGTAAAAGCTCCGGTTGCCCAGGTATAGGTAGAGTTTCCAGATGGAAATACTGTTGGTGCAGTTGCAGCCCATTGATAAACTTCTGCTATAGCAGTTCTATAACCATTGGTTCCATCAGAGCCATTGTTTCCAGCAACACCAGAAGGATATGCAGAAGTTGCAGTCCAAGTTATAGCAGTGGTTGCTGTTGAGTTTGAATCAGCATAAACAGTTCTGCAAACCCAAAGAGTTTGACCAGTAGATGCGGAGCCTGGAGTAATTGTCCATGAATTAGGAGTTCCAGGGGCTATAAATTGACCAGTGGCCCATGTGTAAGTAGATGTTCCTGCTGGGAATGTAGTAGGAACTGTAGATGCCCATTGATACATTTCAAGAATAGCAGTTCTAGTTCCATTGGTTCCATTGGCTCCATCTAGTCCAGCAATTGATTTAGCTATGTTGTAGACTTTATCAATTGTTACGCCGTTATATACAGCACGCAATGTAGCTGCACCTTGATTGGCAGACATTGCAGTAATTAAATAAGTACCAGTGATATCAATAGAGATGGTTACGTTTGTGCTGGATACTACAGAATAAGTAGACAAGACTCCAGAAACATCTGTGATGCCATTAAAGACTTTAAAAAGTCCACCAGCCTGACTAAAGTTAGAAACAGTTCCTGCTGAATTTGCTTGAACAGTGGCAGATTCATTGGTAAGAAATCCACTGATGGCATTAACACCAACAGCGCCATCTTGAAGCTTTACAACAGTAATAGTGTCACCAAATCCGCCCAAAGAAGCGGTTACAACACAGTAGTTAGCAACACCGAAATCAGAGATAGACAATGTACGAACATTACCCGATCCACCCAATGTTGCAGAACCAATAGATGTTCCGCTTGCATCGTATTTGGTAGCGGTAAATGTTGGAGTTCCAGAAAGGTTTTGCAGAACTGCGGTAAACGTAATGGTCTGAGAAGTCGGTGCAGCAGAACCAGCACTGTTATATGTAAACGTCTGGCCGGTAGTATTAAGCGTCAAAACACTTGCAGAAGCTCCATTAGCACCATTTGTACCGTTATAAGCAACAGCCCGAATTGGATTACCAGTATCAGTCCAGTCAAGTGTAGACGTAGTAGTTGTTGCAGAAGCGTTTAACGGGTATGTAAGCGACCAAAGATAGTTTCCAGTAGTCGTGTTGCTTGGAGCAGTTGTAGACCAGCCAGCAGGCGCTGTATAGGCTCCGGTGGCCCATGTGTAGGTAGACGTAGTGGTAGGACGAGTAGGAGCAGCAGAAGAGCCAGTCCATTGATAAATAGTTGGGAATGCTGACATTAGCCCGTTAGAACCAGCACTACCAGGTGCACCGTTATAAACAACAGGCATTGATATGGTTTTGCTGGATGGAGATAGCAGGTTTGAACCATTAACAGTTAACGTCACTACAACAGCCGTTGCACTGGAGTTTGGTGCTACTACAACAGATGATGCTGTAGAGCTAGTAGGAGTACCACCACTGATAGACCAAGAATAAGTAGGACTTGTTACGTTTGACGTAACAGCGCTCAAAGTAGCGTTTGAAGGGGTAAATGCACCTCCAGCATTTTGAGTAAATCCTGTAAATCCAGAAATGTCGATAGATGGGCCATTTAGACCATTAGCACCTGGATCGGCAAATACAAATTGCAGATTGGATACGCTGGCTTGAGTAACAACACCAAGGCTATTCTTGTAACGTACAGGAACTGTCAGGTAAGCAGGGCTACTAGCCATTGCCGTAGGAGCAGGCCAAGATGCGTAATCACCAGCATCGGTTGGATCATCAATTGTGATATTGGTTTTGGAAATGTCGCCATAGCCAGTAGTTGACGAGTTGCCAATACGCCATGAGTTGTTTACAAAGCCAACATTGGAATCTGTTTGAGCAGACGTAAAAGGAATGACTGAACCTTGGTTTGTGGCGTACATAACTGGCGTTACACCAGTAAATACAGGAGCTAATGGGCTTCCAGAGCGAGGAACTTGCAGAGTAGACGGGGTAAAGTACGAAACAAACGATTCCGCAATGACTGGCACGTTACCAGAGGTAACAATGTCTAGGTCAATAGAAGCGCCTGAATCAACAACCCATCCGGTATCAGGTAAAGATGTTGCTACATTAAAGTTAATCTGCCGTCCACCAGTAGCGATGTAATACAGAAACTTAGTTGATCCAAATCCACCCGTTACTTGATACCAGACGTAATCAGCAGGATTGGTAGATTCAGCCGGATCATTGGAGTTTCTTAGTCCGTAATAAGCGCGACCAGTAGGAACATTGCTGAAATTAAGTGAGCCATACGCATTGTCAGCGTATTTGATGGCCATGTACTTATACAGATAGCCGACGACAGTACCTGTTGGGCCAACAATAATGCCAGTGCCAGCATTGCTAGACAATCCGGTCGCAAAGTTACTTAGGATGTAATTAATTGCGCCGGATACATCCGACATTGACGGGTCTGATTCAAGAGCGAAAGGCATTAGAACGCATCCTCAACAATGGTAGCCTGCCAATTCAATGCGGTTAGATTCCAAGCATCTGTCGCATCATTTGATTCAACTTTAACAGAAATGGTGCGAACACTATTTTGCTGAGTAGTAACCCAAGGATTGTCGGTCACAATATTAGTAACTCCAGTTTGACCGTAAGTAGGAGTTTGTGCTGTAGAGTTTGCACCACCAACAGTAATATTAATTTTGCCAGAGCCAGCAATTTCAGGCAAAACCCTGTGCACATAGACTTTGGAAGAGTAAGGAACCGGCCCTTTGTCTGTTTGCAGGCTGACGTTTGTACGTTCAAACAAAACTGGAATTGGCGCATTGTTGATAAAGGAATTACCAATATTGGTTTGAATCAATTGAGAACCAGCAGTGCTTCCTTGTGCGTATGTAACAGTCCGAGAAGCAAACTGGAAATCAGAGCCAATGTATTTAGGAGCTTCACAAGCATCAGTAGCATTGGTAATGTCTTTGGGTGCATTCCATACGCTAATGTCATAGCGCCAAGAAAGCATCTTGTTGCACCAGCCTGTAGAGTTCAGGTCAGGGTAATACACCTCAATCTGATTCTTTTGTGTGTTGTTGACAACAAAGATACGATCCGAGTAAGTCTGACTGAGATTGGCAAAGAAATAATCTCGAACCTTTTGATTACCCAGAGGATTAAAGCTGGAACCATCAAATACCCAAATATCTCGACTATCTACGCCATACACATTCTGGTCAGTGTTAGTCCAGCAATTGTTGTTAATCAGTCCACGGCCTTGATTGAACAAACGAATGCCAAACACCGGAGCAGTGCTATTGGTGTAAGAGATTGGCGAGAAGATAACCGTATCCCAGTAAGAGCATACATAGAAGTTTGCACCCAGGAAGAAGCCGTCAACAAGAGGGCCACGAACAGGAACTTCCACCTCATTGGCTACGTTATTCAGTGTAGGAACCCAAGTGCCTGGAATGCCAGTATTGGCAAACGCCTGTGACCATCGAACGGTAGTTGGATAGTTGGCGGTAGTTCCACTAGCCAAATCTTGAGTGATATTGCCAGCAATCAGGATATTGCCAACATTGGGCGAACAATAATTGCGTACAAAAGCTGCACGAGTTGCATTGGAACCAGGTGTGTAATTCCATTGGGAATCAGGAGTCAATGCAATCTCAGTTGCAGTTGACAGGAAATACATTGGATTACGCAAAGTGTCATTGATAAAGAACACATTGCCTACCCAAGACGTTGTAATGTTGATATTGTCAGAATAACCGGAAAGAGATACGTTTGGATTTGCTCCAACACCAGGAGTAATGTTCGTAATGCCAGAAGAGTTTACGACATACCATTTACCTTCTCGCGTAGCAACAATAAATGTCCAAATAGATGATCCACGAAATCCGCCATCCATAAAAACAATATTCCCAGGAACAGCAGAAAGAATGGCTTGTTCTCCACCAATCTTTTTGATACCCCGAACATCTGCTTCTACGTTTCTGCCGCTGTTATATTCGTTTGGCCCAAGTGCGTTAGAAGGAACATCGGGAGTAAAACTGCAATTGGCAAATGGAGTTCTTAAGCGTACATAGTCAGACATGATTTGCAAAACTCCCGTGGTATAAATTTCTAGCTTCTTCAGCAATAAATTCAGCTAATTCAAAATCTTTTACATACCAACATTTAACTTTTTTATTTGACCTAATATGAATTTGCCAAACTTGATTTTTTTTATGCCAAGAAACATTTTTACAACCACTTTTATTGTTAATTCCTTTTTTGCGATTGTATTGATTTGTTTGTAATGTTGCGTCTCTTAAATTTTCAATTTTATTATCCAATGGATTACCATTAATATGGTCAATTATTTCGGGAACATATCCATAATGCATAAAAAATACAATTCTATGAAGCGGATATTCTTTATAGTCAATTGTTACCCTTTTGTATCCACTTGTAGTAACACTTCCAACAATATCACCTTTTTTAATTTTTCCGCGAGCGCGATCAATTTTTGATATCAAATTACCATCTTTGTAATCAAACAAAGTGTGCAAATATTCTTGGTTGTATTCTGACATATTGTTCCTTGTTGCCCAATTACACCATTAAAGATGCAATCGGGCTAACTTTTTAGTGTTGACTCACTTCTTTAGCATCTTGAACATCTTTTTCCAGATCATCTTTTAGCATTTTCAGGAATGCATCTTTACCAACTTGCAATTGTTGCAGTTGAAAAGTGGTTGATCCAATCTTTCGATCCAAATCAATACAATGATTCAGCATCAAAGTTTGTTGTTCTGTAAAAGTATTAGCATCAAATTCAATGCCGTCCAGAGTTACGATTTGGGGTTTTTTGGTTTCCATATCGTGTTTCCTTTCAATATGCTGTCAGGATCGGTTGACAGCTCCCCGTTTTTCTCACGCCATTGTAAGCAATAGACTCTTCGCTGATATACATTGCCTGTCCATTGCCACCGGATGCACTCGTACTTTTTCTCTGCGCTTGCTGGTGTCAGCATGAGCGCAAAGAGAAGTGCAAACTTAGGCAGACCAAGGCAGCGCAGGTTGTACAACGGGAGGGTTAATCAGGTTGGCAATCTGGGTCTGCACAGCAGCCTCCGTAGCAGCTTTATCCACACCACCCGACCAAATCCAGCCAAGCACTTGGTCTTGCGTCAATTGAGCGTAGGGCGTATATGGCATACCAGCCGAGTAGGTGACGCCGCAGGTGCTGTACACGCTGGCGTTGTGGGTGTCTTGCACACCGGAGCAAGTCCAGTGAATGGTAAAGACGACATCGGCTTGACCCTCTGCTTGAGGGTAGGCGTCCATCGCATTTACAGACCAAGTGATTGTTGCAGTCATGATTTTTCCTTTGAGTTAAGCGATGCCTGCGGCTGCAAGGCGTTTACGAAGGTCTTGGATTTCCTTGACCAGCATGGGGACAAGTTTGGAGTAGTCCACAGCCATCATTTCTTCTGGGTCGGCAGGTTGATGCACAGCCTCTGGAGCCACGGTTACAAGCTCTTGGGCAATGAAGCCAGCACGTTGGTGCGTATGGTCTGCCTTCCAGTCGTAGCTGCGAACTTGGATGGCATCAATGACGTTACCAAACTCAGGTGCATCAACAATGTTTTCTTTCAGTCGCTGATCGGATGTGACGTTATACAAAACTGCTGTTGTACCGGATTGGGTAATTGAGCCGATGCCTCCACCAGCATAACCAAACAAAGCATAAGCTGCTCCAGAACCTGTACCAGAAGGATGACCTAGACCAATAGTTCCAGCAGGGTAAATTTGAACGCCATCACCATAGTTGCTTGCCGATGTTTTCCCTACCAACAGGTTACCACTAGCATCCAGCGTCATTGCCTGCGTAAAGGTAATGGCGTTACCTGCTGTGCCGGAGGGGGCGTTGTACCAAGAATGTGCGCCTGAAATTTGACGATATTTGGTCGCGTAATCTGAGCCTAAATACAGTTCATTTGTACCGTTAAAGTAAAAGTTTGCCCCAAAATCTGAAAAACTATATGTTCCAGTGCTGCCTTGCCATGAAGCACCTAATCCAACTTGAATAGCTTTTCTTGAAGTTACCCAAGCACTAGGAGTAACACCTAGTCCAAGGTTGCCGCTGGAGTCAAGGGTGGCATTTAGTACGCTGTTGGTATACATACGCAATGCTGCTGCGCCCGTAGTACCGATGCCTAAGTTGTAAGTGCTGAGTGTATAAAGTTCGCCTTGTCCGCCAGCAAAAGCACCACCAACACCAGCCAAGATTGCAGAATTACCTGCGCCAAGTCGGGTTACGCCGTTTACATCCAGCTTATAAGCAGGAGAACTTGTACCAATACCAAGCCCTGTGCTGGTAAGGCGCATTTGTTCGGAGCCGCCAATATAGAAAACATCCGCTGTACCGCCAAACTGATAAAGCGGATTACCAGCAGAGTCGTATGCGTTCAAAATGTCCGCTGCACTGCTTCCCAAATAAACGCCATTGGTGCTTCCGTTGTATCGCAAATAAACTGCAAAAGGCTCGCTTGCACCAATAAATTTGGAACGTCCATTGGCTGTTACTGTTCCAGTAGTTGCAAAATTAGTCCCATCAAACGTCAGCGCACTACCAGTCGTGACCACCTTGGAGCCATTGAGGTATGCAACACCGTTCGCAGTGCCACCAGACAAAGTAAGGTTGCCCGATACGGTTTCGCTGGTTACGCTGCTAGTCCCACCAGATACGTTTGTTGCCGTGGTCGCAGTCGCAGCATTGCCGCCGATAGACAAGCCAGCAGCCGTACCTGTAATGTTTGTACCCACCAAAGCACTAGGAGTTCCCAGGGCAGGCGTTACCAGCGTAGGAGAAGTAGATAGTACAACGCCTCCAGTTCCAGTCGAGGTAGTTACACCAGTGCCACCATTTGCAACCGCCAAAGTTCCAACAACATTTGCCGCTTGGACAAAATAATTCTGCTGGTTGATATAAATTTGACCATTGGGTGAGTTTGAATAAGATACAACGCCAACTTTTACAGGATAACCAGTTGGAGGAATCGTATTCATTACCTGACCGGCAGAATAAGGGCTCAAATAAAGAATATCACCAACAGCATAGGTGCCAGTGCTTAAACCAGCAACAACACCAGCAGTTGTTACATATCCAACAGTTCCGGTAGGTATAGCTTGATTAGCCATTCCAATCACAACGGAAGTAGAAATAGAGTCAGCTTTAGCCAATGCAACATTTGGATAAATTTGACCGCTTGCAGTTGACGTTATGTAAACAGGCGCACCAGCAGCAATTGTTGATCCGGTGCTGTTCAATACGCGCAATTGAATTTCTTGACCAATATGAATCGTGTTGTTTGTAACTACATTGTTAAAAGACAAAGAATCTTGGGTCGAGTCGTACCAAAAACGGCCAGAGTTATAAGAAGGAGCCGTGGTAGAAGTAAAGTTTAAATAAGGCGCTGAATTACCAACAACAGCACCAGACAAAGTGGGCGTTACAAGTGTTGCGCTTGTAGAAAGTACAACAGAGCCCGTACCTGTAGATGTAGTCACGCCCGTACCACCGTTTGCAACAGGCAAAGCAGTACCAGAATAAGTAATAGCCAGTGTTCCGCTGGTAGTAATGGGACTACCGCTAATAGACAAGAATGCCGGAACAGTTGCGGCAACAGAAGTTACTGTTCCACCAGAATTCGTGCTATTAATGGTTTGATTGGGCCAAGTTCCAGTAATTGATATGTTAGTACCAGCAACAAGAGCAGGAGTAGCTGTTCCAGTTCCGCCATTAGCAACAGGCAGCAATCCAGTAACACCAGTTGTTAAAGGCAAGCCAGTTAGATTAGACGCAACACCAGAAACAGGAGTTCCCAAAGCTGGGGTTACAAGTGTTGGCGATGTAGACAGCACTACAGAACCTGTTCCAGTGGAGGTTGTTACGCCAGTTCCACCATTGCCAACAGCAACAATGCCAGTGACATTTGATGATGTACCAGAAACACTTCCTTGAATCTGAGAAGCAAAAGTCTTGATTCCAGCAATAGTTTGATTGCTAGTCAGGTCTACATATAAAGTAGAACCAGTTAACTTAGTCCATGTACCAACTTGGTTAAACCAAATAGATTCAGGTGCTGTATCTGTTTGAATATACAGTTGACCAGTCAAACCAAGACCAGATGCAGGAGTTCCTGTACCGCTAAGAACAGGAAGACCACTGGAATAAGAGAATTGACCAGGTGTAGACCAAGTAATAGCCGTAGACGAACGAGAATTTACCAGACCAATAGAAACCCACACAGTTGCTGTAGGGCTTGCAGGAACAGCGGAAGACCAGCCAGTAGGAGCAGTTCCGGTGTTGGTTGTAAAGTCCCAGCTTCCGCCAGTAGGTGTGGCTGGTTGCAAGTTGGCAGTCTGAAAAACAAACCACTCAAAATATGTTCCACCAAATACCGTATTGTTTCCGTACAGGCCGGAAGTCTCAGAACCAGAAGGCAGGGCTACATTGCTTGCTGCTGTGTTTCCATATAGGCCACTTGTCGCCATATTAAATCCTTATTTGTACGAATAACGGTATGAACGAGGCTGATATTCAGATGTAAGGTGCTGGTCTCCACCACGCCACTTGCCTTTGTAGTTCTGATCTTCAATCAAACCATAAGCAGCATCAAAACGAACATCCCATTTAGCAGACTCATCGGAGTTTTTGTTCTTGTCGTAATAAGCCGACAAAGTACCGTACAAGTATCCTTCTGGGAACGAAGAAAGTACAGCATTAGATTGAACCAATGGATTCAAAGAATCGGTAGTCAAGCTAAACAAGAATGGGAATGTCTTGTTGTAATACGCTTTGATTTGTACGTTAGCTCCAGGATTTGGAGTAAATACATAATTAGGGCCAACTTCAGAGAATGATGCACGAATAACCCGTGGCACACCAAAAGGGCGCAAATAAAGTTGGTCAATCATTCGACGACGAATAATCTCACGGTCTCCAACGCGGTCATAAATAATCCAAGGGCCAACATTGGTTGCGCCAGCGGGTTGATTCTGAGGTTGCGTATCTTGGAAGAACAGAATAGGTGAGTTCATATCCGAAGGGATAGGAGCCATACCCTGATCGTTTGTAGTCAAGATCGTAGGAGTTGTAGTCGTGTAAGGATCGGAACGCAGTGCTGGCAGCTCAATAGTGCGCATTTTTAGCTCGCACATTTGAATGCAAGACATAATTTCCATAGAAGACTGTGTTGGCAGCTTCAGAATCGTCACAGGAGTCGTTAAACCCGTCCATACGCCGTCTGGATCGTTAACCGTGATGGTTGTACTGGAAACGGCGATAACCGCAGCATACGGCCCCTGAACGCTTGGGCCAATAAAGTCACCAACAAGGACAGTTCCAACAGGAGTTGCTGAAGTGGTGATAACGCCGGTAGTCGTGTTAATTGCAGTGGCAGTGATTGTCAGAGCAGAAGGTATAGCACCTACCCATTGAGCTATGCGGCTAACAAGCGAATTAGCTGATTGAATGAATAGTGCCATGTTGTAACCTTATTTTGTAGGTATTGCAGGATTATACGGAAGCGGGATTTTCCCACTTGGGTGACATACAAAATCTCTGTAATATTCATTAACAATGGCGTAGAAAAGAATTTTGTCCTTCTTGTCCATTTTAATCAATTCCCAGGGGCGATTGCCAAACCATTTGGATGAGATTTCATGTGCAAAGCATTTGGGCAATTGCATCATGTGAGCAGTTCCAGCAAAGAATGGGTTATCAGTGCCATGAATCTTGTGGAATTCTCGACGTTCTTTGCAAAACTGTCGAACTTCTTCTACATTTTTTTGTTCGTATTGAACGTATCGCTCACCGTCAACAGCACCAACTTTATAGTTAATGTTGTCTGTGTTGAAAGTTTGAGACCAATTCTTTGACTTAACTTTATTGAAGAGTTTGTCGTTTTTTCTCAAAACACCTTCAACACCTGCCTCCAAGATTCCCTCAGAGTAGTATTTCTCGTTAACTTTTACTTCATCATCTTCCATTTTTATTCTCCATGCTTTCCAAAGAAGGCTGTTGCCAACCTTCTTCAGAAACCCTTAGAGGATTACAGGTAACGCTGCACTTGGGTAGAAGCGCGAGGAGCCGTCACAGTAGCACCAGTTGGCGAGATACCAGACAGTACGCCCACACCAGCGGGGTTACGCACAATCAAAGTACCTTCCATGATGTACTGATCCAAGGAAGCGTCAGCAGAGCTAAACACTTCATTGTTTGGGCCGAGTTCACGCAACGAACCCCACTGGATAACGTCAGGGTTCATAAACAGAACCGAGTTGTTATCCGAACCAGTTTGATCCATGACCCAAGAGTCGTCGATCTGGTAGGTGTAGTTGAAGTCACCTTCATAAGTGCCAATCGTGTCGCCCTTGTCAGCAGGGTTAAAACGGTTGATCGAACGGCTGGTAGGCAGTTGGTCACTGATATGGGTACGCATCGACGTAGGAACAACCATATTGGTGATCTTGGCGTTGAAGCGCTGTTCAGCAGTCGTTACCAATTGCTTGTACAGGAAGGGGCTGAACTGTTGAAGAGTTTGACCCGATGCAAACGAGAAGTAACCCAGACCGGCATTAGCCAACACACCGTTGAAAGGCTGGTTGGTGCTGGTGGTAGAGGTAACATCATTGCCGTCAGAAGTAGCCAAGTTCAGCACTGCGGTGCCGCTGGTGGGGTTACCAGAGCGAGTACCAGCATAGGAGAACAAGGAACCAAAACGACGACCAGAGTTAACGGTAGCAGAACCGGAAGGTTGCGTACCGGCTTGACCGCTGTACTTGATGGAAGCGCCGTCAGCACGAACCATTTGCAGTTCAACGTCAAACATAATTTCAGTCAATTGCTTGACTTCTTGGTATGCCTGGGGATCGCCACCAGCTTGTTCTACAGCACGGGCAGTGCCGGTAGCACCAATCGTGGTCGTGAAAATCTGTGTGTAGTTACCGATGTTTGCACGGGTGTTAGAAGCAGCGTCAGAAGAAGACACAGCAGCGCCTTCCAACTTTGCATTCAGCACAGGAGTACGGTAGTAATCCACGGGCCAGATGTGCAGAGTCGAATTAACTTTGCGTTTTTTGCTCATAGCCATGTTAGTGATCGGGGTACGATCTTTAACATAGTTAGAAACGGTCATATCGAGGTCTTTGACAACGATATCGGTGGTATACGAGCCATTGCCGTTACCAAGCGAGGTAGAGGTGATAGTAGACATAATAAATCCTAAAAATTAACGCTTGCGTTTATTGGATGCAAGCATGGTTGCTAAAAGTTCCCGAGTCGCATTCTTATCGCCAGAATTTGCCTTCTTTTGCAGAGCTTCAACCTTGTCTTCAGGAGCAGTCTTAGACTTTGCCACTGATTTATTGGACGCTGCCAACGAACCACCAGCATTCTTGACAATTGGCCCCTCACGGAACTTCATGCCATCTCGTACAAGACCTAACAGATATTCATCACTGGATACCAAATCAATGTTTGGAACACCAGGAACAAACGATCCATTTGCACCTTTCCAGTCCTTTGCCAACTTATCTCGAAGTTCGGCAAAGTTTGCCTTGTTTGCCAATTCTTTGTCTGTAAATGATTGACGAGATTTCTCAAGTGCTTCTTTTACATACTCAGTACGAGCCTGATAGAACTGATTAACTTTAGGCCGACTTTCCGTAATGAAATCTGACTTCTGTTTAATCAACGCTGCATTCTGTCGAATTGCTGCTTCAGCTTCGCTACGTTGAACTTCAGTAGTCGCGTTATCTCGGATTTGCTGCCATTGCTGGTTATATTGTTGCAAGGTTACTAATTCGTTTGCTGCTGTTTCCAGTTGCGGAACGATAGTAAATTCAAGCCCAATCTGCAAACCGTCCAATTCACCACGGCGTTTACTTTCATACTCTTCAAAATCAGCGCGTTCAGCTTTAAGCTTACGAGCATTTTCATGGATAGCGCTTCCTTGACCCAGAATAGCCGCCGCACGACTTGCCGTCATCTCTACAAAGCCGCCTTCTGCTTCTTTGTTCGGAATCTTTAGCATTACGTTCGGATTTTGCTCTGCAAAGTCCAGAAAATTAACCGCTTCGTTTACTCCATCGGAGGACTCTTCGTTATTTTCAGAATCTACAGTTTCTGTATCCTCAGAATTACCATCTTCAGGTTCAGCACCATTTTCAGGAGCCGCCTCGGGGGAGGTTTTACCCTCTTGTCCCGCTGGAGGTGGTGAACTGCTTTCGGGTTGCGGATTGTTACGCTTGTTAGCGGCAATCATTGCAGCGATAGCATCCACTGGATTCACGCTACCAGTTTGCTCAGGGGCGGTCGATTGCTCGATTACGTCTAACATAGTTTATCTCATTTCTTAAAGGTTAGATTTAACAGTTACTTTGCCGAGATATTCTTGTTGTTCAACAAAATATATAAAGTCTCGGACTCCAGCTACATAATGTGCATTAGTAATACGTTCATTGTCATCCTTACTGTCTTCAAGCCTTTCAAGCATTTGAAAGCGGTAAAGATTAAACATCAATGCAAAATCCTCATTTGCCATGAGGCGACCGGCTTTTTCGCCGTTTTCAATTACTAGAGTTCTTCGTGTTACATCCGCTTCCTTTCTTGTATCAACAATTTTAGTTCGTTTATTAAAGTAACTGCGAATATTCAATACTAAGCTTTTCATTTCAATCCTTAATCAATTTCTTCAGCACTAAGACGACCACGTTTAGCAGCCAATGCTTCAAAGTAATCATCAGTATCCATGTCTTGCGTTTTACGCTTGGTGAATGCTGTGTTTGCTGCAATCTCTTCAGTCTTAGCAGTGTTAACTGCAACTTTGGAACTGATTTCTTGCTGCTCTGGGCTTGGAGGCTGCTGAGATTTAGCTTGAGCAATCTTTGTGGCTTCTTCCATAGTTGGCAAATAGCTATCTACGTCCTTAACGCCCAATACTCGCAAGGTGTCTTCAAAAGGCTTGCGTACTTTGACGAATAGCTCTGGAACCGATGGGTCAATTTGCATCATTGCCTGAGCAAATGCAGCTTGCGCCTGACCAATCAATTGTTGACGGGTAAGACGGTTCTCATCAGACAGGAATCCAAGAGCCAAATCAATGTTAATCATTCGGCGGTCAATGAATTCAAAGTTCTGAACAGAAATAGCGTCCATGAATGGTTTGCCTTGAGCGCATACGCCAGCCAATTGTTGAATGTTGTAGTCGTCAGAGTATTGAACCAGGGTTTTCCAGACAATGTAGATTACATCGCGCAAACCAATGGCACAGTTCTTAACCATCTCGTCTTGAATGAGCTGATTTGGCCCCATAGCCAGTTGCAGCTTAAATCCACTGTTGCCATCCTTCATAACTTCAGGATTCATAACATCGCCAGGGCTAGTCATACCAATCATTGCCATCTTGTCAGCTTCAAAACGCTGCATAGACGATTCAACGTAGGCCAAGTTACCTTGCAATGGTGCAAACTGGAAAACGTGCTTATTAGGATCAAACTTACGATCCAAAACAAACATAGCGCTTACACCGCGCTGGATTTCTTCTGCGTCGATAAACTCTGGATTTACACCAATGCGAGGTGTAGACGATTGCATCGCAAACGACATCTCTGCACGGGCAATAGCAGTTGCATACTCTTGCATAGGCACAAGACGTTCTGCCAAAGAGTAACCAAAGAAGTTGCCAGTAATGGGCTTGGGGCACATTGAGGCCAAAGGAATGAAATCCACTTCCTTGACGTACAAAACATACGATCCAGAAAAGCAAACTTCAACAATTTCTTCTTCGCCATCGCCATCTACGTCTTTACGAATCCATGCCGTAGTCAGCATGATGACTCGGCTATAGCGGTCAGCGCCAGCAGAGGCTACAACACCCTGACCAGGCACAGGAGTAGAGTCACGGGCATGAAGTGCAAGATCGTTTTCCAAAGCGCCAGCTTGATAAGCTCCAGCAGGGCCGTAAGCAGCGTGATCTGCCAGTTTCTCAAGGTCAACAAAAGGAAATTGAGCCTTGCATTCGTGAATCGTCATTGGATCGTAAAAGCCAACAAAGTCTTGATCCTGAATGCCTGAGATTGTGGGGTTACAGACAAAATAATGCTGTGCAACGTGCTTAACTCGAACGGTGGTGGAGTATCCAGTAAGCTTGTATTGAGCTTTGTAGACTTTATTCTTTTCCAAGGCATTGGATACTTGTTGACCAGAAGGTTCACCATTAGCAGAAGCCTGTTGCATTGCTCCTTGCAGGTCAACATCAGCCAATTTCATCTCTTGACGTTTGGCAGTAAGACCTTTTTCGCCAGCCATCGTTTCAAATACGCGCAATTGATCTTTAGTGCCAGTAACTTCCTTATATTGCGTAATAGGTTCACGCACAGGGGAGACCATCACAATGCCGTTTTTGTGCAACAAGGAATCTTGTGCCCAGTCCCGAATGATTTGGTAGGAATCATTGCGGCTATTGAGCATATATTTGACCATTTCAGTCGCTTGATTGGACTGATCTGTGTCTTGTTCGCTAAAGCGTTCAAACTCAAAGTTAACTTTGCCATTAGGCATCAAGCACTTAGTAATAATTGCCGTAGCGTAATCAACACCAGGGGTTACTACAGGGTGAATGTAGTCAATGCCTCGGATTGGCTCTGTAGAATTGCTTACGGCAATATTCAGATAATGGTAATCAGAAAGACGGTTGAACGTATTCTTGGCTTGCGTGAGTCGCAAGTAATCAACCATTTTTAGATAAACTTCATGGGCAACTTGGAATTCAATACCCTTGTTGCCAGCCGGTGCTTCAATGTAAGGCACGATCAGATTTTGACGATCAAGCATTTTGTATCCTATATTTGTTGGACTTTACCATCTAAAGCCTCTGGTCTGCGTCTTGCAAAAGTATTAGCGCGGCTAACCATTGATTCACCATGACCTTGAATTAGTGCGAGTATACCAATACGGGCAGAATCAATGTGGTCATCACTACCAAGAAACTTTCCGGCATCGTCAATGGCGTAATTTCGGGCTTCATCCAGAAACTCTACGCAAGATTCGTTAATCATAAAAGTCCCACGCTCCATTCCGGTACGCATGACGTTAATACCGTAGGAAATGTGGTTTGTAACCTTTCCTTGGTCATTCGGAGGATTAAGAATAGCACCTGGAATGCAATTTAGGTTGTAATTGTCTTCAAAAACTTCTCTTACTGACTGCTCGGTCAGTGTATATCGACCAGCCGTTCCGGCATCGTGAGGCAAAGCAATAGGAACATTCCTAGATTCTCTGTCCAATAGATAATGGACGTATTCATCCGGTGTTTCGCCTTGCGGAACGGTAATTTGACGGTGGAGATATATGATTTCTTCGACTGGATCGCGGAAAAGGAACGATATGACAGTCGGGTCATTCTTAATTCCCAAGTCAAAAGAAATGATACGCTCCATCTTTTCATTAGATTTAAGGTCAACGTCAATTCCTTTGTAAGTAGGCCACTTCAGCATTGGGAATACAACACCTTTGCCGACCATTGGAATACCGTTTATCCGGCATTCACGCTCCCAAGGCATAAAGTCTCGTGACAATTGCTCACGCTCTTCCTTGGAAAAGAAAGGCTCACCCCATTCGTTTTCATAGGGAATGTCATTCCAGGTGACGCGAACGTGACAGTAGCCCTCAATGTTGTCCCAGAACTTACGGACAAGCCCAGATAGACCCTTTAGCGGGGTGAATGAGCATATAACCTGTCCATTTCGAGCTGCTGTACGGACAACAAGCTCTGAAAAAGTCTCATCTGGCGGTTGTTCGTCGAGTACAACGAGGTCGAGTTCAAAGCCTTGTAGGTGTCGAACTTGTTGGGTGTAGTTAGAGAAGTAGAGCTTGGACTTTCCGCCAGTAACGTGCCAGACTTCAATAGCCAGCACGTTTGCGCCGTCCGTTCGGATGGATTTTTCATCAATATCTTCGAGTGGGATCGAACCTGTTCCCAGCTTATAGGACTGTTTAATGTCATCGCAGCCAAGCAATTTAGATTGAAGAGTTTTGGCAACCTGTTCCCAGGATTCGCCAGAAGCCATAGCAATGATGGGCTTGTCCCAGCGCTTGCCTTTCCAGTCCTTTGGGTATTTACCAGTCAGGTGATATGCAGTTTCATAGGTCGAAGCAATAGTTTTGCCAGCACGGTTAGCAGCAATCATTCCTCGACGAGCATACTTAGCGCCAGTCTCAAAGAATTTTGATTGATAAGGAAAAGGACGAAACCATTTCAGGGTATTAAATTGCATATCTTTTGCAATCTTGTCCCTGGCAATGTGCATCGCCCTTATCTGTTCTTCATCCAAATACTTGAGATACTGCTTACCACCGGCAAGCTTAACCAAATGCTTTAATGCACGTTCTTTGTAAATTGGTTGAATGTAACTACTGGCTTCACTCTTGGCCATAGTAATCGCGCATTGTTAGCAGTATCTGGGCAGCAGAAGTAAGGTAGTAAATATCCTCTGGAGAAAGGGCTTTCGCCCCTTGCAGGTCTTTCTGCAATGTCTCCAGGGTTTTACGAGCGCATACTTCTGCTTGACCAGATAGCTTTTGCCGGAAAACGACAGCATAATCTTCCATTATGCCCACGGATTAGTTACGTTCTTCTCAATGTGAGCCAAGAAGTTGCGGTCAATCATGGGCCAGATACCGCCGCCTTTTTCGCCAATGCAGTAAGCGTAAATGCCACGGCCTTTTTCGGTAAAGGTTCCATCAGGACGCTTGAGCAAAATCTCTTCAGTACGAGGATCAATCCAGCCATAGCGCTCAGGCTGCTTAATACCGTACTTGTTGATACGCTCACCGATAGCAATTTGTTCCACGGGGCCATTAATTTGATAGGTAATGGAGCCGTTATCGTACTTGTAGAAGTCGATTTGAACTTTGCGGTCAGATTGTGGATCAAGAGGATGCGGCATATTGGTCGCACCAAAGAAATGAATGCGGCTATCAATATCTGGTAAATCCTTGGAGCGCTCAGGCAATGCCTTCAACTCGTCTTGAGGAATCAATTCCTTTTTGTCTACATAAGGATTCGTATCACTCGTGTATTCAACAGGAACCTTTTTACCCTCTAGGGCATTCTTTGCAGCCAAATACTGGTCAGCTTTGGGTTTGCCAACAAGATCAAGCGAAATGCCTGTCTTGTCATACACAAACTGTGCCAGTTCTTTGGCTGTGGGAAGGTCTTCTTTGAGGGATTCAATATCATACAGTGCCATAAAATTCCTTATTGGTTAGCAGGGGGTTCAATACTCTCGTGGTCAATCTCATCACCAACTTGTGGTTTGTGAAGAGCAATAAAGGCTTCGTGCAAGAGAACTTTTACTTCTCCTTCGACAGCCCAAATTTTGTTTTCAATGTCGCGTTCAAATGCTTCGATAATCATATTAGACCTTTGCGGGACGAGTACCGGCAGTAAATTTACCACCACGAATGTTTTGGGTATGTTGGTCAGACAAGGTGTTCACCTTATAAGCGTTAACAACAGCGCCAGCAATGGTTTTGGAACGCTCACGGCGGTCTTCCAATCCATCCAGCTTGCCATTAATGCCTTTGGTAAGGCCCTTGCTCATCTGTTTACCGCCAGAAATTACGGTTCCGTATGCAGACATATAAGCCTCACTTCAAGTAGCTGGAGTTTTTCAGGTAGCCATCATTATGGATAGCGCCGTCATAACCCACGGGTTTGCACAATTTAACAGGTTGCTTCATAGCTGCTACGTTGTTGTTACCAAAGGCGTCACGGGCTTTAGGAGCGCCTTGAGAACCCTTGGGTGTAGACAGCAAGCCAGAGCCGCTAGGAACAGTTTTGTGTTCAGCGGTCTTGGTCGAATGATTGCCTTTGCGGTTAGGCGCTTGGGCATACAAAAAGTTGGTAGACATAGGATTAACCTTTCCGTTTACGTTTGTCGTCAGAATCCCGTTTCATAGCATATGCTATTGCTGCGGCTTGGTCAGGCTTTTTACCAGCCTTAATTTCAGTCTTGATGTTTTTCTCAAGAGTTTTTTTCGATGTTCCAGATTTTAGCGGCATATTACACCTTTCTAAGTGATTCCATAAAGTCTTCCAAAGCGTCATCAGCCGTAACTTCTTCTTCCTTGGAGATATTCTGAACGTGTTCAATCGAGATGATTGGCGCACGGCTAGATTCGAAGGGTGCCAGCTTATCAGCGATTTTAGCCTTATCCTTAATATCCAGCTCATCAGATTGCATAGCCTCAATAAGCACTTCCATAGCCGTCTTCAAGGGCGGGAACCCTTTGGCAATATGTTCGTCATTGAGTTTGTTAAACAAGGCACCATATTCAGTTACTCGATTAACCACAGATTTGGGGCGACCACCAGTATTGGGGATAGCAATTTTGGGCTCTTTTGGCAATGCTTGTCCGGTAGCCAATTTCTGTGCACGTTTCTCGGCACGTTTTTTGGCAGCATAAGCCCTGGCTTGTTCTTTCTTCTTCTCAGAAGAAACATCCTGCCCTTCTGGCCTTATTTCGTCAAGCATTTCAATCCTTCTTCAGTCCGAATCCAAGCGTAGGAACCGTTAACAGTAAATCCACGCCGTTTGTGAAGCTTCATAAACACATCGTGTTCAGGTCGAATGCTGGTAGAGCAAATGACCGGAATATTGTTAGTCCATGCCCATAGTATATGCTGGTCAATCATTTCGTCAATAAGGCGTATTTTGAGCCTAGCAGACAGGTCAGTCTCTACGTGGTGGAACTTGGCATTGGAAATCTCTTCATGGGAGTACGTTGTGTATCCAAACCTATCGTACCAGCAGTAAGCCAGCATACGCTCATTATCTTCCTTGTTTTCCCGACACACTGCTAGAAACTCTTTAGTCTTGTCGAACAGTTGGACAGTAGCAGCAACAGTCACATTCTTGCGGAATATCTCTTTGCTCTTTTGGAGAATTCCTCCAGTGTCCACAAAGTATTGATCTGCGATGTTGACAATTTCTTGCACATCTTCAATAGGATTCGCTAGTTTCCATTCCATGCAATGCTCCAAGTAAGTGGCTCCGACCGCTGGAATCGAACCAGCCTTCAAGGATTAACAGTCCTCTGCCCACACCGTGTTTGCTTCGTCGGAATATTTTGGGGTAAAAATTTTTACAGGGGGAATTGTATAGGTGTTTTCTGTATTTGGCTTTACTGGTTAAATGTTGGGGTAAAAGTTTTTGTGAAAATTTCGGGATTGGGTGACCGGCCCCCCTCATAAGCATTCCTTTCCAGGGCTACCCCCTCTCCCCAGGTGGTCTAAGGCTGGGGGGGTCTAAGGCTGGGGGGATTTGTTAATGACTGGCGGGTCAGTAATTTGTGGAAGGAAAGGGACCAATCATTCTCAGGGTTTTTGGTTCGCCAGTCTGACGTTTCCCGATGTCCCGAACCCTATGCGCTTATATGTCTCTCCCTATAGTTATCAGAGACAAACCATGCCTGAATGCTATTGATTGCGCGGACTGATACGCTCAAGATTTAACCCGTGCTTTTGCGGTGTCAGCCTATACATTCCAGGCAGCTCATGGCCTAGGATTTTTCCCTTTTTCTTTTCCTCTTGAATTCCACTATTTCAAAACGTTATGCACAAATTGCATGAAAACATAGGGTTTACACCAATGATAGGATAAACTTTTAACCTATAATCAAACTTCAATCAACCCTTGGAGCCCATTAAATGACAATTAAACAATTCACCAATGCCCCTAAATTTGCGAAACTGCAAATTCTCGCAGTGGCGGTACAAAATGACGATCGCGAAGCAATTGATCAGGCATTGCAAACTCTAATCGACGATCCGGCATTTGCATCCATTGCATGGCAAACCAATTTTGCCAAGCTTCAAAAGCTTTTTGCCGATTGCATGCCCCGATTCTCTATTTTCGCAATGGGCGGCAATAGCAAATTGCCGTTTGTATCGTTTTCTACTTTGCCCGGCGTTACATGCCCCGGAGCTGGCGATTGCATCGATTTTTGTTATTCTTACCGCGCTTGGCGATACCCTGCGGCATTTGCCCGTATGGTTCAAAATGCATTTTTATTGCGTTTTGCTCCAGCGGTAATCCATGCGCAATTCACTGAAATTGCGGCAAAGCAAACCAATGGATTCGATTTTCGTTTGTATGTTGACGGCGATTTCTCCGGTGTGTCTGACGTCAAATTTTGGATGAATTTATTGCATTTCACGCCAAACGCGCGCGCATACGGTTATTCAAAAAGCTTTGCAGTGCTATTGGCATATGATTTTTTATACCAATGGCCTATCAATTATCAATTGAACATTTCTAGCGGGCACAATTCAAGCGAAGCAATGGTTAACCATGTTCGCGCTTTGCCCGTTACACGCGGAGAATTTATTGCGGTATCTATTGGCCGCAAAGTAAAAAGCACTGATCATGGCAAGCCTGAGACAAACGCAGCGATTCGCAAAGCAATGGGCGATATTAAAGTTTTCCCATGCCCCGGAGCATGCGGCAATTGCACCGGCAAAGGCCATGCATGCGGCATGCCCGCTATGAAGCACCGGATAATTGCGATTGCAATGCATTAAAG